CTATTCATATTACTTTTTTTGTGAAGCCAAAACACTATTTTGTGAAGTCAAAACGACTTTTTTCTAATCCTCATTTTTCGCCTTCCTCAGATACTTTGAGAAATCATTTTTCAGATACAGTTCTTCAAGCAATTCTAAGTATAATTCATATACTGGATGCTTTTTGTGCAGTCGTGAAGTAAATATGAAGTTCATTTCCCATATGACAACACCTAATTCAAATAGCAGTTTCTTTGCCTTATCACTCATCATTACTTATCCTCACTTATCATTCCTTATCCTGCGCCCTTATCCTTTACTCCGTTTGAATATCCTAAAGTGTACACTTCCATCAGCATAGACAGACATTCATAGGCATTCTGTGTTCCACCTTTTGCGATAACTTTCTCACCTCTGTACAGTCTCCAACCCATACAGTCATGTTTGACAGACAGTTGCAAGGTTTTTGCAAAATCACTGTCTGCCAGTGCATATATCTTTTCTTCAAGCAGTTCTTGTTTCATGTTTATTTCTCTCACCTGCTTTTACTTTCTGCATGATCTCGTGGACGCTTTCAAGGACATCAGCATTACCGCCACTAATAAGCATAACGCTCGTAACGTTTACATCTTCAAAGCTTTCTGTTTTGTATACTTTCTCATACATTCCTAGAACTTGGTCAAAGTTGATATAGATTCTTTTAGTCTCGCTAAGATCAACATAATTTTCAACACAAGTTTTATAGAACTTTTTCTTAATGCTTACTTCATTCAGACAAATCATATTTGCCATTTTTTGTTACCCTCTCTAATTCGCACGTAAGCCGCCTTTTTAGAGCGATTTGCGTTTGCCCTTATATTTTATCATGCTTGCTCAATTCGTGTGCTGTGCGTAAATCTAGGCTATCAGATTTTTATTCTGTGCCTTTAGTCACATTTTCTTCTCCTTCTATTACTTTAAATCTTCAATCATTTTCATCATCACGCTGTATGCCTGTGAAAACCTTGGGTAATACTGTTCATAGACATCTGTATCAATCACACGTGTTAGCTTATAACATTTCTCAACACGTGTAATTGTAATGACTGCTTCTTTACATGAAAGATCCAGTCTAAACATGCAGATAATTCTATTGTTGTTTTTTTTAATGGCGCTCATAACTGTCTCTCCACTTATGCCATTCCTTCCATTCATTGATTTCTTGATAGTACCCAATCCCAACAAGCGTATATCCGATGACAAGTGCTGCAATGGCTAAAACGGTCGTTATCTTGTAGTGTACGATCATCAGATAAATAATCTGTCCTATCAGTTCATTTAAACTTTTCATTCGTCTTTGAATATCTCCTTAGCCTGCTCCCATCGTTCATCCAGCACCAGATAGCATGCTTCACATATGATTGACCATTTAATCAAGTCCAAAAGTTCAAACGGAATATCTTTTCTGTTGTCACTTCTGTTTTGCCCTGCAGTATTTTGCATAGTCATATGAATCAATTCATTCACATGTTCCTCTAATCCAACAGGATTTGCTGATCTTTGACCTTTTTCAAACATTTCCCACATGTTATTCATCATCTACTGCAAATACTACAAGTCGGCTGCCCTTGTTGTGTCTCCTCGATGCTGGATGTGTGCAATATCTTAAAGTTGATTCTGCATAGCCTGTTTTTTCAGCAAGTTCCTTTATCGTTCCAATTGCGATAAATTCATCACCTTTATAGATTGCGTATTCTTTTGCCGGTCTGCCTCGCATTCTGTTATTCCTCCAACTTGGATTCAACATTTATTTTTTCTGCTCGATAATAATTTTTCCGTTTTCTGCCTTCACTGTGATTTCTTTTTCAGGATCAAGCCCAGATTCAGCCACAATCTTTTTTGATATTGTAGCATTATACGTGTTGATCTTTAATTCCCCACCGACAGTTCTGTATTTCATTTTTGCAAGTTTCGCCATTTTTTTCCTCTCGTTTATAGTCCTAACTCCTCTGGTGTGTAAGCCTTGTTAAGTTTCATCCATTTGTACATCGAATTTGCTTTGAAATACGGAAAACTTAAATAATGTCCTTCATAAAATAAAATATGAATATATTGCTCATTCTCTGAACAGTCACTTTTAAACTTTGCAATGTACTTAACTTTATTTCTGAAAGGCTTAATAACTGCTGATAAGTATTTCTTTTCTGTATCGTCTAGAATTGGTTCTTTACATTCTTCAAGTAACCATTTAAGAAAGCGTTCTCTACATCCCGTACATTTAAATCCTTCACAGAATGCACGATATTCCTTTGCACATTTTCCTCGTAATAACGTATCAATATCACAGATATTCATATTATCTAATACAATGTCCTTATACTTTTCAATGTTCAACATAAGTCTAGTTTCCCTCTTGTTCTCCTTCTTTTAGATAATCTTCATATGCAATGAACTTGTTTCCTATTCTCAAAAATGATTTTGACCAGTCGATTCTCTGCATACAGTTTTGACAGCATTTTTGATACTTGCCTACGTGTGTCCCACATGATCTTTCTCCTGTTTTTCTAATGGAGTTATATTGTCGATAAATGCATTACATATTTTGCATTTTTCAAATGGTTCATCTGTAGAAAGGTCTTCCAGCCCATAGCAGAACACTCTATCATCATCTAAACCGTATTCGTGAGAAGTTATATGAGCTGTCTTGCAGTCGTTATCTAGTTCTTTTCCCCTTAGTTTTGCTCTGCTAATCATTTTATTCTTTCTCCTGTAAATGTCACTTCTGCTACGTGATCTGTTTCTCTGTATTCCTTTGCGTTGTAGCGTATGATTTTGATTCTTGCTTCAAACCCCAAGTCACTCAAATCTTGCTCAATTGCTGATTTTATCATTCTTAAACTTGATTTCTGTATCGCTTCCTTTGGAATCAGTGTGTTTCCATACTGCAAGATGTTTCTAAGCATCCATCCGAACGGTAAACCTAGAACTTCTAGTCTTTCTTCCTCAGAAAGCAGTCCCCATCTGTTTGTATCCGTCATTCTTTATTTGCCTAACCGCACTTTCTTTCACTCCATGTTGGCAACTGCTCATCAAGCTTTTTTAATGCACTTGTTAATTGATTGATAGTAACATTTACTGCACCGTTCAGTTTTTCGCCTGTTGTATTAATCACAATAGGTGCATTTGTTTGAATTTGTAATGTATCTCCGACTTTTTGGAAAGATGCTCTTTCGCCTGTTTTTTCTTTGAATACTGCTATCCATTTCATAATTTTTTCTCGCTTTCTATAATTTTTCTAAAATATCTTGAATCTTGTTTATCTTGTTTCTGTAATAAACTTCTGATTTATGTGCTTTCTTTCTGCATTCAAATAGCTTTTCTGTGTACTTCTTTTGTTTATCTAGTAAATCTTTTTTCAATTCACTAACTTCTTTGTTCTTCAATAATATTTTTGGATTGTTTTAAAATACCCAATCGTTTAATACGTGATCATTCTCTTTTTTCATAGTCTTTTATATTCTTGATGTAATCTACTAAATTGTAAATGAATATAATTAGTAGCGCCGGAATTGAAAATAGCATAATAATTAATGCAATTGTCATTTTTTGTAATAAATCACTTAGCATAGCTTTGCATCCATCCTAGTTCTTCACACTGTTTATTGATTGCTTCCAGTGTGTTCACATTTATTTTGTAAAATCCAATTCCGATTAGTTTTTTTTCTTTTTCAAAATAAATATAGTCTTCCTCAGAACGAGAGAACTCAATTGTATTTGCATTTTCTATTTTGATATAGCCACACTCTTCAAACATTTCTTTTGCGTTCATTTTTCTTTCTCCATTTTATTTGTTCATGATATATTCCTGTACTTCTTCAGCATATTTATAAACATCTTCATAGTCATGCGAATAATTGCTAAAATCTTTAGCCACTCGCTTAATTTCTTCTAACTGGTCATAATCTGCGCCATCATCGGTATAATGCTCTTTTACAGCATAGTTTGCGATTATATCAACCAATTGATACAGATGCTGTGCAAAACTCATTTTTATCTCCTGCACTCTAAATCTTCCATGAGTGCATTTATCAGATAATCTCTGTCGTTATCAATCACGTGACGATAACCTTTCGGATATTTTTCCTCGCATTCATCTAGAACCCTCGTAAATCCTTGTTCTATATAGCTAGACGCTTCATTTGCCATAGAACTGATATCTTCTTCATGTTCAGGCTCACATGCCATAGAATTGCTTAAAATGCCATTATTTTTATATCCTGTATAAACGTGTTTCATTCTCATTCATCCTTAGCACAAAGCTCTTGTAATGATCTCGACAGTTTTTTCATTTTTGTTTGCTTCTTCAATCAGCTGAATTGCACGTAGCAAATCTTCCTTGCTTACGAAAATCTCATCATGGTGCGTACAGATTTTGAACCTTCCGTTGCATCCATCCATGATTGAAAACTCTGTCTTGTTGTCTCTGTGCGTAACTGCGTCTACTTCATAAGCAGGCAAGTGATAATTTTTCTGCATTTTGTATACCTCATCTAATAAATTCAAGTTAACCTTCATGTAATGACCTAAGATAAGCATTTTCAGATTCAAGATGCTGAATCTTTACCTGTGCTTCATGGTGCATGTCGAACAGTTCTCTGTTCAGCTTTTCCAGCTTTGCAATTCTTTCTTGGAGTGCTTTGTTTCTTTGCTCAAGCGATTCTCTAGATATCCTCATTTTGCGTACCTCACAAGTTCTGGATTCTCTGCGATTTCTTCCGCTGTCGGTGGATAGCTCTTGTAGCTTTCCTGCAATACAGCACCTGCAAATATTGTGATCATTCCAATCACCAATACTGCGCATCCCAAAACTTCAAACGCCACTTTGATAAATGTTTTCATATTTCTTTTTTCCTTTCTTTTTGTAATATTATAATACCATTATATTGTAATAATTGCAATACCTTTTGTCGTATTTCGTTTCTTTTTGAAACATTTAAACGTTTAATATATCCATTAGTCTTGAGTCCTGCATCTTGCTTTTTCTTCTGTCCTCACCGCTGACCAACACGGGAAGGCACATCTCAATAATACGACTGTATATTCTGGCTTTGCTCGTATCTTCCGCGTTGTGTAGGTCTGAATACTTCAGATTCGTTGTAATGATCATTGGTTTTCCGCTTCTGTATCTTGCATCAATGATGTTATACACCAACTCGTTTACGTACTCCGTGTTTCGCTCGATTCCTAGATCATCAATAACTAAAAGATCAAACTCGTTCAGGCTGTCCAGATAGTTCTGCTTGCCTTCATACATTCCCTGCAATGTATTGATGATTCGTGCAAAATTTGTGACCAGGCACGGAATACCATGGTCGATCAATTCATTTGCGATGCATGATGCAAGAAAAGTCTTGCCTGTTCCAACACCGCCGAACAGAATAAGCCCTTTCCCTGCTTTTCTGAACTCGTCAAACCTTCTCGCATAATTCCTGCACATGTCGCTAGCCTTCTTTGACTTCTGATCATCATGATCAAATCGGCATTTCTGAAGTTCTCTGTCTGGAAAACCTGTATTCCTGTACCCTGCAATTCGTGCCAGTCTGTCCTGCTTCTTTTGCTCTGCTTCTTTCCTGTCTCTTTCTGCAATCATGCATGAACACATAACTGGAACATATGCGCCGAACGCTGACATCCACTTTCTTCTCGGCTCGTTGCATTTTCGGCAGTAAATCATATTGTCTTTTATATATTCGGCACTCTCATCACACGTTTCTAGCATCTTCTTGATTGCTTCTGTCGTTAGTTCGTTATTTTTAAAAATATCAGCTGTGCTTTTCATTGCTGTCAGTCCTTCCTGTTTCGTTTCTTTTTGAAACGTTATTTACCGTAGAACATTTTCATGAATTCTTCTTCCGACTCATAGCTGTTCTGGTCGTATTTCTTCTCCGGCTGTTCATTATGTTTCTGAGGTTTGAAGCTGTCGTTTCTTTCCCATGTTCTGACACATGCTTTCCAGTCCTTAATGTGGTTCTTTCCTAGCATCCATCCTCTTGCACTGTAATAATCAATGAAATGCTGTGCGTCAATGTTGTTTCCTCTTTCTGTGCAATATTCCTGTACTTCTTCAACAGTAGGTGCCTTGAATTTTTCTTTTTTCTCAGCTTTCGGTGTGTTGTTGTTTTCCCCTATATTATTACTTACTGTATTATTATTTGTATTTCTATATGTATTACTTTCTTTCAAATTTTGAATATCAGCATTACAAATTTTTATACTCTGCCTTTCAGAATTTGAAAGTCTGCTTTTCAATTCTCGCTTTCTTCCATCAAAATTTTGAATGTATACATATCCACATTCAATAAGTTTTGAAATGGCTGTAGATACCTTCGTTTTACTGCATTGGCAGAATGTAGCAAGATGCTCGTTACTTGCATAGCATCCCTTTTCACCTTGATCTAAGCTGTCAATTTCCATAAGAATAACTTTATCAAGCGCATTAAGCCTAGTGTCTAGCCACACTTCCTTCGGAATCCATACGCCTTTGAAATCTCTGTTATCGTTCATGTTTTTATTTCCTTCCTTTTCTGCTTTACAGTCTGTCATGTGATTGCCTTTCTAACGAAAAAACTGCACAGCTTTAATAGTTTCGCACCCTATCAAGCCATACAGTTCTCGTATCTATTCAGTTGTTTACCCACTCAGCAGGTGCGAACTACTGAACAGACAATATAGTTTATTAACTACTCTCTAATATTATCATCACAACGTGATTAAGTCAACACATTTTTCCTACTTTTGTTTCTCTTTGAAACTTCTTGATCTCTTTACTCGTAACGATGCTGATTGTGTAATCTGGATATTTGTATTCGAACAGTTTTTGTTTTAACCGAAATACGTCCGTAATTACAGATATAGAGCCTTTTACATCTTCAATGATAGTTTTATCATCCTCAGCTAGAATGTACCTGAAATCGGCTTTATACACGGTTTTACGCCATGTCTTGCCGTCTTTCTTGAATGACGGTATAAGCTCATACTCCGGTTGTAGTTCCAGATCACGAATAACCCCTGCACGTTCCATAATCTTCAGCTGTGCATACCGTTCTGCTTCCAACTTTGAATCGAACTTGATTCCATCAGCAACCGTCTTTGTATTGTGATATTTTCTGTACACGCACTCATCTCACAAATAAGATTTTCCAAATATATTTCTAAATTTTTCTTTGTTCCATCCGTATGTCTGCATGGCTATATGCTGTCCGTATTTCTTCAAGTAAGCGTCAAAATCGTGTCCGTTAATGCAATGCACGCCGTAACTGCTCATGTTGTGATCTTCTGGTTTGATGAACACCACAAGACCATATTCAATTGATTTCTGCCTGTTTGCAGTACCGAAAAAAATCTCATGTCGTACAAGTCCATTCATGCGCTGTGATGCCCATTTATATAAATGGGCATTGCTGTAAAACACCCCTTCCGGAATTATGCATTTTTCCATTTTATTTTTTCCTCATTTCTATATACTTCAGTTTTGCCACTTCATCAGATGTCAGTGTTGGTATTCCGACTTCCTCGCACTCACTGATTAACCCATCCAGAAGCACTGAAAATTCTTTGCTGTCCATCTGTGATGAGCCTTTGTAAATCTTGTAGTGGCAGAACTCTTTTCCATCAAGCTCGCTTTTTCCGATAATATCAAAATACTTGAAATAACCTTTGATGTTTATATCAGACCTTACAGACACAACTTCACACACGCCGTAACGCCTTAGCATCATGAAATGTACTTCATCACTGCTTGTCCTCATCACGCTCGCCAACTGGTTGATTAAAGACCAGTAGTACGCATTGGCTGTCAATGATCTTTTCGATTTCTTCTCTTTGATCTCGTACAGCTTTTCTGCATCCTGCTGGTCGAACAACCACTGGATGATAGATTTTGCATTTCCTATCATACCATTATTACCACTCAGAACGGAAGTTCACTGTCATTTATGTCGTTACTTGTATTCCCCCAACCATCATAAGAATCGCTCTTATATTGACCGCTATGGCTGTCAGATGGCATTTCACGCTTACGCTCCAAGAACTGAAAGCCTGTCGTGACTACTTCTGTAGCATAATTCGTTCTGCCATCCTTCTCGTAGCTTCTTGTCTGAATATATCCAGTCACTCCAAACAAGTCACCCTTATGAACATATCGTGCGATTGTTTCAGCAGCCTTGTCCCATGCAATGCAATTAATAAAGTCTGCACCATCTTCTTTCTTTCTTCTGTCAACTGCCAATGTGAATGAGACAACAGGTGTTCCATTCTGCGTTCTCCTCTCCATAACATCCTTAGTCAATCTTCCAATAATACAAACACTATTCACTTTTCGTTTTCCTCCAAAAATTTATTAATTAATTCCCATGTCATTTTCTCGTTTATAGGGCTGTCAATAACTTTCCTGATGCCATCCCTTAGATGTATAATCTTCAAGAATTTTGCATCAACTCCGTAACTTTGCATCAATCCAATTCTGTACAAATTCAGCTGATATGCGATCTTTTCCTTGTTTAATGTACTTACGGTTTTAATATCCGCAATGCCAGTTTCACCATCCATCAACATTGTCATGTCAAGTCTGCCACACGCAATCGGCATATCATCCTTAAACAATACAAGTGGCAACTCACTGTCCAGGACCTCGAATCCGTATTGTTTCTGCAAGAACTTAAAATTCCGAACTGCTTCGCTTCCATCATCATAACCTGAATTGTTGTAGTTCTCGATTGCCTTATGTACTGCCGTACCTCTTTTGGCCGCATTATCCAACACGGCAGGTGGTACACTTGCATAGTCGTTTTTATACTTCACGCCCAAAATTTGCGTGACGCTCGGCAACATAAGCCCATCATACAGATATGTGTGTGTATCATCGAAATATTCAAGCGTACCGCCTTTAATGCTGAATGTTTCCATCATTTCACCGTGATGCGGATGGATGGTTTTACTTTTGTGATTTTAGCGTACAAGTCGTACACATCAGGATTTTCTTCCTTGAATTTCTTGCTATCGAATTTTTCTGCATCATGTTCTGGAACAAATGCGATCTTCAGAAACTCGTTGTCAATCTTTATTACTCCATTCTTCTGCATAGCTTCAAGAATTTCATTTTTCATGCTGTCCTGCTGTTTTTTGATCTCTTTTGCCTATTTCTCAAGACTGATGATTTTCTCACATACTTCTTCAGAAAAAAACAACGTCTGCTCCTGCTCTTTCGAAACACTTGCATGACATGTAACCATGTAAAAGTCTGTCATTCCATCAATACATACAATGTCACCTTTACCGATGTATGTACCAAATGGCGCATAAGCAAGAACAGCTTGTCCATCATCCAAACCAGAACAATAAATCAAATCAATAAATTCAGTCATGTTTTTCCACCTTTCTCTTTGAAATTATTTTTCCAATCAACTCGGAAGCCTTTGTCATTGTCATATCTTCCAACTTTTCAATGCCGTTCATCTTTAACAGCTTGTCAAGATTCTCACCTGTATAATTTTTTGCTAGAATCTCAACCTGTTTCGGACTGGCTTTTCTTTCTTCACTGTTGGTTGCTCCATCATCATTGCCGTCTGTATCTTCCTCTGTTGCCATGCCAAGGAATGCACCCAATGAGTAACGCTTGCGGTAAGTGATCTCTGCACCTTCATCCTGTAACTTTGCATCTTCCTTTACTGCAAATGGATAAGTATTTGTTTCAAAAACATGTCCGCTCTTGTGTACAAGAATGCACTTAACACCACACACACCGTTTTCATCAATTCCAATCGGCTGTAACAATGCAAAGTTCTGATTTTCCTTAATTTTGTTTAAAATGTTGTCCAAAGGCACATAATCAAATTTCTTCTTCATCCATTCTCCTGTATTCCGATTCTTCACGGAATAGTTGACCTGTGCGGACTTTTCAAGTCCTTTCAACTGGTTTACCAGTTCAATCAAATCTGTTGCGATTTCTGGTGTAATGTTTTCAAATCCTTTCATTTTCTTCGTTTTCCTTTCTTTTTGAAACATCCAATTCGTACTGTTCAATAATTTTGCTTAATTATTCTGTGTGACCGTTTTTTACGATTTCTGCTACGATTTCAAACATGTTTTCAGCTCCCAATAATCAAACTCGCGTTTTCCTTCCCAAATACTTTGCAGAACACTTTGACAATCTTTGTAGAAGGATTGTGTGTTCCCTGCTCGATACAAGCATAATGGCTAGTTGATACTCCAAGCATTTCTGCGACATCCTTCTGAGTAAATCCCTTTGACATCCTGAATGCTTTCAGTTCTGCTCTTTTCATTTTGTTCCCCCTTTCTCTGCCTACATTATAAACCCATGTCATCAAATTTCAATTACTTTTCATCAAAACGCGATTATTTTTTTATAAAAGAATAAGTGTTACAATAGAGATGTACTCATTGTTAGTACATGTATAATTCTCCTAACGTTGCATATGGAAAAAGGTCATACATTCGTGTATGGCTTTTTTCTATTAAAAAAAAGGTGGTATTTCTACCACCTCTTATTAATGCAATGATTCATGGATTGGTAACTTATTGACTTCTTCCATTATCTTTTTTGCCGAGCCATTACCGCCAAGCGCTGAATATGGCTTGTACAGATATTCATACAGATTTTCATATTCATCTTTTGTAATATTACCACGCTCGATATATTTCATGCCTAGATAAACGATTCTGTCGTGACCAAGTCCGAGAAGCATTTGAGCCTGTGCATTGTTCTTGGTGCCTCTGCTTTGCATGTATGCCCAGAATCCACCACTTGCAAGAACTGAACAGATAATTGTCGCAATCATTTGTAAGACAGTCTTGTCCATTGGCAACACCTACTCTTCGCTTTTTGTGTACTGTGTTACTAGTTCATTGATGCCTGTTGATCCTAAGCCACTAGCTAAACCACCAAGAATGATTTCTGGTGTGAAAATCCATCCATTCATCCATACATTTAACAGAATACCTAGAAGTGCAACGATTGTTGGAATATACTTGTTATCCACATCCTTAACCCACTTCTTGACGATAAATCCGATGCACCAGCAAATCGCCATGATCACTGGTACTGCATAAGTTGTTAAATCCATAATTTCCCCTTCTTTCTACTTGATTCTTAATTTCTGACCTGCGTAAATCTTGTTAGGATTTGCAATATTATTTAACTGCGCTAAGTGCTGATATGTTGTTCCGAACTTCGATGCAATAGCAGACAATGTATCGCCCCTCTTGACTACATAGTAAACAGATTGATTTCTAGCAGCCATCTTCTTATTGACGATTGCCTGTACTACTGTATAGTTGTAGCCTGCATCAGTCAAACGCTTCTTACGATCTTCGCCATTGCCCCATGCACCATTGATAACTTCATTTGCGATTTCTTCATTTGATTTCTTTACTGGTTGCGTTGGTTTAACTGGCTGATTTGTTCCACTCTTGCCTGCATACTTATCCCATGTCGTTCCATCTCCATAGAAAACATTACAGTCTAAGTTTCCACTATAACCATTCAATCTTCCTGTGCTAGTCCATTGCCACATGCAGTAAAACTTCCACCACTTTACTTTCGGACGTGATCCAGCATTTGCCATATTGTAGTTATAATCAGTAGCATTATCTCTATACTTAGCAACCCATAGTCCATAGTCTGCATTTGCTACAGAGCTCCAGTCGTATGAGTTGACTACAGATTCTGACATGTAGATTACAGGCTTAACACCAGATCTTTGATAAACTCTATCAAGCCATGCTTTTGCGTATGCAACATTTTGTTTATTTTCAGCTTCCCAGTCTAGAATTGGTATTGCTTTTCCAAAATATCCTTTACAATTTTCGTAAAAGAAGTCTGCTTCACGGATTGGATCGTTGTTTGCGGTCGGTCTAGCAAAGTGATAGAATCCTAGTTTTTTGCCTAAACTTAATGCCTTTTGAAAGAACATATCGCACGATTTATCAACGTAACCAATACCTTCAGTTGCTTTTACAATTACAAAGTCAGCTTTAACCGCTGACAAATTAATGTCTCGTTGCCACATGCTAATGTCAATTCCATTCATTGTCATAGTTTTTTACCCCTTTCGTTCTGTTTCTGAATCATAAAAAATTTAAAAACCCCCTTTCTTATATGCAAATTGTAGAACGATGGATTTTTATTACATATATATAACTGCTTTCATGCTTCTTCTCCTGTTTCTTCACCAAATACTTCTGCTTAAATTAATCTAGTAAACAATATTCTTATTTAGTTAATTAATTCTTAGTTAGCTTAAGTCTGCCTTAGCTAATCAATTCTTCTTTTCCCCATTCAACAAGCCATTCCTTGACATATTCTTTTAACTTCGTAGGAACATCATTGAATGTTTTGTTGCCTTCAACAATGTTTTTAGCCCAAATCTTTGCAATATTTTTCATGATTTCACCGCCTTACTGATAAAGTATTTCTGACATGTCCATAATGCACTGTTCAAGGTCACTGATGCTCAATTCACAATCATCTACCTTCTGCTCAACAGTACGATTGTCATGCTGATAATTAATATATTTTTCAGGCTCCGCTTCAACATCTTTCAAATCGAAAGATTCTACAGGAACATGGAATTCGTTATAATCATAAACAAAATAATCGTGTACATTGCCTTCGTCATCTGTTTCAGAACATTCTTCTTCGTTCAAATTGATAAAAACATATGCAACATCGCCTACTTTCTGCACAAGAATCTTAGGCAATCTGCAATCTGACTTTTGCTTTGTCATAGTTTGATACCACCTTTCTAGCTTTTTTAACATATTTATTTACATTATATTTAATACAAAATAAAACTGAATCTGAATATTTAATCATTGGGGGTGTGTCCCCCTTGGGAACCCCCTGCAAGAAGCAGGTTAATCGGCGGAGAGGCAGTCCCAGACCGCCCACGGCAGCCAGTCCCAGCAGTCCAAGTAAGAAAGACCCGCATCCGAGCCATCCCAGAGACGACCACCTTGTAAGTATTCCCGTGATCCTGATGTTGACTGTCCGCCAACATAGCATCTATCACCCATGCCATATTGATCTGATGATACAACTGTTGATGGATACCATACGCCATTAACATGATTAACATCACCAATCCAAAAGTCTGAACCATTGTTTGCAGGAATGTTACCGACAAGAGTATATGTTGACTGAATTGTACTATCACTAGTTGAATGAGCAACACCACGAGGTGCAACATATACATCCTTACTATAGTCACTCTTGAAGAACATTACAGTATCAGATGCAACTGTATATCCGCCCATCATAAATTCAATGCCTTGGATTCTGCATGGATGCTTACTATCTGTATTGCTCACAGGCGAACCATCATGATGACCAATTACGCTGTCTGTGTCACCACTCCATGCGTGCATAGATGTAAGATAAATATCTGATGTATATCCATTTGAATCTGCGATAGGCATTGTGTTAAATGCTGTACAGTCAAGGTAAATAGCTGTGTTTACACCATCATCCATCGGCACTTTTGCTGTTACCACAACATCATCTGCGTATGCATGAATTGTTCCGTTACGTCTATCAATATTGATTGTACCAGAAGAATTAAATGTACCATAACCGACAGAGAATCGTGTTCCAACAAGGATCGAGCTTGCTTGTGAGTTTGTAACAGGGAAGTATGTATTTGCTTCTTCAGACTGAATGGATGCTTTAATCTGTACATTGTGATTTGTAACACCAGCCATCACTTTCTGAATTGACTTAGTTCCATATTTGATGAACATCATAATCTGAGCAAGTGTGTATCTATCAGAACCAGCTCCCCAATAGCCTACACCTTTCTTCTGATAGTTAGTAATCATGTTATTGTGGCTCTGATTACGTGATATTCTGCCACGATTTGAATACAATTTACCATCCGTACCAACAATGAACTACCACACCTGATACGTAGTTCCGATGTGGTATCCCTGTGATGTACTCTTCTCATACAGAGGAGGGTATTACCACAGGGATTTTGATTTTTGTGGCCTGTAGTTACGCACCTTACGGCTGTCACTATGGTTTCACAATGGCCGGCTCACTCGACCTCTACTGTTTTTACACAGTTACCTGTTTAAATCTGCAAATGCAAAAACTTCTGGATTCAACAGATTTGTTAACATTACTGATGATGTATCACAGCCTGCTTTTCTTAAAATATTTGCAGCACCATTGATATCTGCATTCAATACAGTTCCATCTGATGTACGATACAGGCCTCTTTGAATACGTTTTCCAGAAAAATGATGTTTTTTTTCATCACCTTCTACATAAACCGGGATATCATCGCTGTCCAGGAAACTTGCTTTACTTGTATATGACTCTTCATTTCTGACAACAGTTACGCCATACTCACATGCTTTCAGTTCAATCATGGATTTGAGCATTTCAAAAGGAATGCTGACAAAATTCTGATTGTTCACTGTACCAATGCTGCTGTTCTGTTTCCAGAAAGCATTAGAACCTAACACAAGACAGCCGATGTCATTGCGCTGGCACCAGACAAGCAGCTTCCTGCTCATTTTATGAAAGCAGTCTCTGATGTAGCTGGTTCTGTATGCAGAAAGTCTGTCAAGATACTTTGACCACACACGTTCTGTTGTTTCTTTTCCTTTGCTCATCAGACTGATGCGTTCAGCTTTTTTCTTCATGAAATACTGATTGACTGATTTGATGAATCTGCCTTTAAAAAGAATGCTTTTTCCCGTATCTGAAACAACAGCCATTGTGTTGTCTACACCAAAGTCAACTGCAGCTGCATGTTTACCGCTTTGTACAGAAGCAGCTTTTACCTGATAGACAAGTAAAAGTTCGTATCCGCCAGAAACAGGTTTCACCTTTACTTCCATCAGCCTGCCATGTCTTCTGCGTACAGAAATGCGAATCTTTGTACGAGGAAGCTTCAGTTTTCCATCATAGATAACTGCATCCTGATTGGTAAAAAGGTAAGAAGCTGTATCGTTCCTGCAGTATCCAGGCATCTTTGGTTTACCTGTATAACCAGAAGGATCTTTCCTGTATTTCTTTAAAGAGGCAAGCCAGCCTTTGAAATCTGTACAGACCTGTCTGATGACATGCTGTGCAGTCTGCATGGGAAGCCCGGAAAAGAAATCAGGATTATTTGTAATACGCATAAGCCTCTGCAATATGCCATAACCAAGCACATAGTAAGACTTCTGACCTTTAAGAAGTGCAAGCTCGCCTTGAACTTCTTTCTCGTTAGCTGTCAAAGCAGTCTTGTTGTGTGCTGTAAAGGCATTGCGAATGCGGAACAATGCAGCATTATGAAGACACTTTGCCTTGTGAGCAAAGTCATCCAGATATGCATACAGCTCATGATTTTCGGTTACATAAATCCTGTCAGTTCTATACATGAATAAGTCCTTTTTACTCATATATTATATCATATATAAAGTGCAGAATATGGCTTATTTATGCGAAAATATTTGGTTTTATAACAGCACAGAAATCAAAAGAATAGAAGAGTACATCAGTTAACAGTAACGCTGAATTCACCACCGTCCTATGAGGACGGCGTGCTCTTCTATAATGCTAATAGAATGGTATCTACTATTGATGAAGTAAGGCATGACAGTGCCATCGGCACGAACAGCCTGTTCCCATGGCTTTAATCCAAGTACATGGTTAGGGGAATCGGAAATGATAACTTCTGTATAATCATCATTGTCAATTTCCTTGTAGTAGAAAGTTCTCATCATTGATCCACAGTCTACGTCTCCTTCTTCTGAATAGTTTCCGTCTCCCTCAACGGAAGTAGGATAAGCAAATCCATCGTCATAACGCTTATACGTGCATCTTACCCACTGGAACATAGGAATATCTGCATAGTCATCCTGTCCAACTGTAGTATCAGTAGATGGAACACAAACAAGCCCTGCATTATCATATGTTTTTTCTAAAGTCTGTGAATTGTTAACAGCAGACTTCCAAACTTTTGTACCGTACAACTTGCCTGTTCTGAGGATTCCAAGCCCTGATGCCAAGAACTTTTCATTTACAGAAGTTGTAAGGTTTGCAATTTCTTCTTTATTAGCATCTGCCTGTTGTCCAACAGACGATAAATCTTCCTGCAATGTTTTAATATCATTTGCATTCTTTGTAATATTACTTGTGTTTGCCGCTAAATCGCTCTTTAGTTGACTTACATCAGTTACAACATTTGCTATAGAATCGGCACTATCCTTTGCTTCTTTAGCACTGTTAGATGCATTTGTTTCTGACAGTTTCGCATTGGCTTCAGATTCCTTTGCTTTTGATTCGGATTCACCAGCTTTCAAAGCTTCTGCTTTCACTTCATCTTTAAGTGCTTCGATTTCTGCTTTTGTCTGAATAGCTGATTCTGCACTTGCTTTAGCTTCTTTCGCACTGTTAGATGCATTTGTTTCTGACAGTTTCGCATTCGTCTCAGATTCTTTTGCTTTTGTGGCTGATGTACTTGCACTCTCCGCTTTTTCCGTTACATCATCAATGATAGACTGTGCTTGATTGGCTGTTTCAAGAGCCTTGTCTGCATTCTACCCAGCTTCAATAGCCTTCTGAATATCAGCAATCTCTGAATCTGAAACAATGGTATTGTCTCCGATTGGGTTACTGTCTACGATAACCTCGAATTTTGCTGTTCCTGCATGTGAGGAATCTGATTCCACGATATCGATCGTTACTTTGCTTCTTCCTGCAACGCAAGCCATCTGTTCCGTAACTTGGAATGTAACGGTTGACCCACTGACCGTTCCTGTTGCTGTGCATCCGTGTTTGTCTGGTTTCCCCCAACGAATCGTTGCACTGTATCCACTAGGAATCGTGTATTCTTGCCCGTCTTTCGTGATATGCACTTCAATCTCAGGCAGTGATTTATCATACTGCATGAGGTGGATAGGTTTCGACAGTGTGCGTAAATCGCCAATGTCTACTGTTGTTGTGTGTTTGATTGACATGTTATCTCCTTTCTATAAAAGAAAAGAGTGAATCACTTCACTCTTTATTCTTCAATCATTGGTGTAAGTGCAGACAAAGTTTTCATTGGAAGGCTGATATCCCCAAGGTCGGAAAGTTTGAACTTCTTGAACTCTACCTCACACTCTTGAATGCCGATTTCGTTAAGCTCTTTAACGCAATCGTTGTAGTGCTTGTTAGACGGAGAGACGTTACCGTCTTTATCTGCGTACTTCTTAATGATACCGTTACGCATCTCATCAAAAGATTTTAATGCGTCTTGTAATGTGTTTCGATTCTGAATGATTTTGAAACCGACATTTACAGGAAACGTTGAATCTGTGCCTTGCACTTCCTGTAACTGTGTGAGTAAGTTAAACGCTTGTGTGTAGTTCATAAATTTTCCTCTCTTATCCATAAATTTTAAATTGAGTTTGGTCTACTTTTGCCCATAATGCTGAACCTGACCAGCCGAACGCTATGCTATGCATTCCCCATCCATAAGCGGCATAAGTGACAATGGATTTTCCATAGTCTACACCATTAAACCAATAACATATATGTGACGAATCAATATAGTTATATAACTGAGAATAACTGCTACCTGTACCAAACTGTATCTTGTTTTTGCCTATAATTGAAACTGTATCAGTTCCTTTTATTGTTACTCTTCCATCTCCACCAGCGGTAGTTGTTAAAGATACTTGTGCTTGAATTGTTGAGTTATCATTTCCAAACAGATACATATCAATTGCCCCATAATCGCCGTTGTCATCGCTTGTACTTCTTGTTCTAATGATTGCTCGTCTCACCGAAGGAGTTTCCCAGTCATAGGAACACATTTGGCAAAAATTTTCTTTACTGTCTGCATATGCATAAATGTTTGACTTTTGCCCATTGTTAAACCAGTTCCCTATTGAAAACAGGCTAGTGTTGGATGAAGCCTCAAAGTCAATAAAGTTTGTTATAACTCCATCAAACTTGTTGTATATTTCAGCGGATGATTTGGTGCTTTTCCTAACTAAAGATATATAATTTTCCACCTTTGAATCATGTTTGTTTGTTAAAAACAATCCGTCAACGCTGTATACTACAAACTGTCCAGCTCCATCGAATAGCACTCCACTACCGTCTGGGTTTGATTTTAAGCTCATTGTAGAACTTGTTCCAAACTCAAACGCAACTGTATTTGCCTTGAAAGTGATAAGACCGCTAGAAATGGTTATATTATCGGATTCAATCGCAAACTGTGACCTTACATTGCCTTTAGCTGTATATGTGTCTGATGCGTTGTCTTTTGTAAGATAGTCTGTTTCAACTGTAATCTGGAATCTTTCAGCATCTTGTTTGACGGAAGATATACTTTTTTCGAGCGTTTCAACCGAACCTGCAACACCCTCTGTTGTTGCGTATGCACTAAGGCTCAACTCTCCAGTTTCTAAGTTCCAGTAGTTCTCCCCTGTTAAGTCCGACAGAGTGCCAGCTTTTATGAGATTAGCAGTTAAAGTACCTGTTTTAATTGCAGTGGCATTGATTGTACCTTCCGTAAGCACCGCAACATTGTATTCCCCATTGATACCTGTTGTACTCCCACCGATACCATTCATATTGAAACGCAGAACCTTCTTTGCAGTAGACACATCATCCGTATCCATGGCATAGATCTCGTTCGGTTGACCGTCTGCGTTCGTGCCAATCACGATGTGACCACCATATGCACCTTTGAGCAGTTCGGATGCGTGTTCGATAGCTGACTGTAAAAACGTTTTATTATTTGCAGCTTGATTGAACAAATCAGAATAATATGAATCACTCTTACTGCCTATCTCTGCAATCGTTGTACTAAGTCTTGCTTTTGCATCTCCAATCTCAACTGAGTTGTAGCGTTCTCTTAATGAATCCCACTCATACTCGATTACTCTTGCTTTTGCACTGACACCAAGTGTCGGATAATCGACATAGACAGTGTCACCAATGGAAACTGTTTCGAGTGGTGCAATGTTTGCATACTCAACCGTTTGAGACAAGTCAAGAAAAGAAACATCCAGGGAAACTCTAGGCTCTGTCAGATTATTTCTTTCTACGTAATAGCGTGCTTCTCGGTTTACATCTTTGACAGTAATCTTTGTCTCTTCGCCATTTTCGCCTTGGAACTTATCAGACAAATCCAAGTTTAAGATTCGCATTTTTGATTCTGCTACGTTGAATAATGTGATGGTATCTCCGATGATTGTATTTTTATTACTGTCTTGAGCGTATGGAATGACGTGTGTATAAACATTCTCATTCGTTTCATCTTGCGTTATATCCGTAAGGTTTTTCCCGTACTTGATCTTCACACCATGGTCTGCACCACGCTTAGCCAGTAATTCCACTTTCAAGTTATCGTAATGGTATTCACCACCGAAGATATCAATCAAAGAACCTTCTTGTCCACCGAACAGTGCTCGACATGACTGTGGTTTCTCATTTTTAAACTTATGTGTTCTATGTGTAGAATCGTTAATATCTGTTGAGATACTAAACGACTTGCCACCTGTCATGTTATCCCACAATGCAACAAGTGTAGGTCTCACATAATCAGATGTAAACGGAGCAACGCTCGTGTACGAAAGATCGTAGGTAATATGGTTCAACTCATATTCGACAATTCCGTTTAAAGGCTTTGAAACATTAACGATTCTGAATAACTGTGGTTCATCAAACTGGTTTGCTGACAGTTTAATAATTCCCTGTAATTCAATCTCGTTGAAATGAATACCGCTGACTGGGTATTTCATTGTCGCTGTGTACTGTCCGTTTAAATGCTCTGTGACAAGCAATTCAACGCAATCATTCAATCTTCCGAGACCGTTAGTTTTATCGTTTGCCAGTACCTCTAACGTTTTTTTGTTATCCATTAAAATAGGTTTCATATGTTATACCACCTTGGAATTAAGCTGATTGACATTCCTACAGGAACTGTAATTCCAAATGTTCCGACAGGCAGTAAAAAGAATGTTGTTGACGTTGTAGAAATATCGCTGTTTCTGTTGTCAAGTGTTCCCTTTGTATAAGCATCTTCTGTATCACAATCCAAGACAAGATTATTGCCTGAATTGTTAATAACTTCAATTTCAATATCGCTGATTCGGAGTTTCCCTGTACCTCTGACATAAATCAAAGGCTTTGCAGTGTGTCTTGTAGGATTGATAATTCGATGATTTCCTTGTGACAGTTCAATAGGAACTTCCCCAGATTTCAACCATCTTTCAGGATGGCAGATAAAATTGATTGTTGCACTTCCTGCTTCGTTGAATACAACTTCGGGATCGAGCCCTTCTTCAACTCTTGCCATTCTGTATTCATCTGGATGATAAGCATCTTCCAATCTGCAGAAACCTTTAGAAGCATTTAAAAAATCCCCAAAGTCTAGAAATTTGTTTTCAAAGTTATCTACAACAAAGAAGTCATAAGGAATGGTAACATCCTCATAGCCATCTTCGGTTACAAGAACGTCACCATTTCTGCCTACGACTGTTTCTGTTGAAACTCTTTTGTTCGGAGTTTTCCAAGTACCAGTGTTTGAACATCTGACATTGAACTCTAAACTGTTTTTTCCATTAAATTCAAAATAGTCATACAGTGGTTTTGGTAACATTATACAAACACCGCCCTTTCTTTCTTAATTGCTCTGTCAATCTTATCTGCAACAATATCCGCTAATTCGTCAGGGTCTGTTACACCATCAGCATTTACAGTTACATTGATAACATTTCCACCTTGGGAAGATTCTGAAACAAGTCTCCGCAGATAGTTCTCTCCGATTACAATTTCATTTCCATTTCCATCTCCAAAACCTTTATTCCCAGAAGCGGTTGGCAAGACTGTTGGAGATGTGAACATAATTGCCTGATCATATGCTTTCTTGTACCAAGAGACATGCACTGTTGGCACTATTCTTTTCTTGGCATTAAATGAGCCACTCATTGAGAAGTGTGGCAATGCGATATTCTGGTTAAAGCTGAATCTTGTGTTTGCAAAAGTGTTCTGTAACTGTCTGATAGAAGAATTGACTTCATTCACAACATTGTTCATTGCATTTGAAATTGACAGTCTGTTGAATGTGCTGTTCATCGAATTGACAGAAGAAGTTATAGAACTTGCCAGACTGCTGACAGTTCCCTTGATGCTCGTTGCAGTCGTACTGAATATTTTCTTCATCGTAGACGTTGCAGAAGTAGTACTTGAAACCATCTTGTTCGTTGCATCTGTTACAGTGATAGACGCTAACTTGTTGTTGATTGTATTAACCGCAGAATTTACTTCCGTCTTGAAATTAGACGTTGCTTTGCCCATTGTAGTAACTGCTGTTTTGTACAGTGACTGCATTGTCGTAACTGTGGAATTTAATGTCTTTATAGATGCTGTTGTTGTTGGGACTGTTGTTGATACAGAAGTAAAGTTTTCGGACATTGCTTTTATAGCTGGATTGAACGTTAAACTGGAAAGAGAAACAGTTCCCATTCCTGCCGCTAACGTTGCAAGCCCTGCCGCCAATGCCAACGCTCCTGCACCTGCAATTCCTGTGCCTGCTCCAAGCAACGCAATAGAAGCAGAAAGTTCAGCTATTGCAACTGCTGCTGAACCACCATATTCGCCAATCGTTGAAAGGTTTGGTGCTAGTGTTGCCAAGCCTGTACTTGCAAGTAAAACACCACCACCGACTAATGTGACAGACGCACCAAATGCTAGCATGCCAACAGAAGCGGCTGTCAGACCTGTTCCGACTGTGCCGACAGTCACTAGCAAAGCACCTAAGCCAACTACCATTTCTCCAAGTGCAACTGCTGCTAACGGTCCAGCTTGCCCAATTTCGGCTGCACCTTGTGCCATCAGCTTAAAGCCTTCGCCTGCAAGAAGTAAGCCTGCACCTAATGCAACGATCTTCAGTGCCTGTCCTGCAAGCTGTCCAAATGACACTGATGCAGTGCCAACTGTTTCGCCTGCTGAACTTGCGTTTGTTGCCAAATCTCCGACAGAATTAGAAGCTGTGCCAACTGAATCAGAAATACTTGAAGCTGAGGAAACAACAGATGTTGCCTTTCCTGTAAAGCCACCAAAGTTTGTGATTGTTGTTCCAATCCATGATGCCAGACTTCCGACACCTGAAACAAGTGTTCCGACACCTGAAATGAGCCTTCCACCGATACTTAGCACTGGTCCAGCCACACCAACAAATAGTGCAGCCTTTGCAATTAAATCTTGTGTTTTTGGGTCTAGTTCTGAAAACTTCTGCGCAAGGTCAGAAACACCAGTAACGATGTTTTCAACCGTAGGAAGGAACCCTTCTACAAGTTCCATTGAAGCGTTGTTTAAACTGTTCTTCATTGCGTCAATTCTCGCAGACAAGTTGTCCGTCTGTTCTTGCGCAATCTGTGAAGATGAGCCATAAGCACCTGATATCGTTTGTGCGAAGGATTGATAATCTTCATCTGTCGTTGCAAGGATTGCATCTAATGCCTGTACTCCTTTTCGAGTGAAGATCATGCTTTCATAGTTCTTTAACTGTTCATCACTCAATCCACTGAATTTTGTTCGCAATTGGCTGATGATCTCGTTTAACGGAAGATAGTTACCTGATGCATCATAGACAGATATTCCAAGTTCTTTCATTGCGGCACTTGCCTTGTCAGTTGGAGAGGACAGACTTCTCAGCATTTGTGCTAAGCCAGTACCTGCTTGAGAACCTTTGACACCGTTAGAAGCCATGGCTGTTAAAGCTGTCGCAACATCGTCAAGAGAATAACCTGCCATGCCTGCTGTTGCTCCGACATACTTTAAGGATTCACCTAAATCTGCTACATCATGAATACCTGCGTTTGCAGATGTAACAAGAATATCTGCAATGTCAGCAGCTGAATACATTTCTTTATTCACAGCACTCGCATTTTCTCTGAAAGAGTTCAAAGTTGTAACAACAATGCTCGTTACATCTTCAAGGTTTTCACCAGAAGCCGCCGCACCATCTAAAACACCTGTTGTGTTTTCAATGATATCATTTACACTCCAGCCAGCTTTTGCTTCTTCTTCAAACGCTTGTATCAAATCTTTTGCACTGTATGCAGAATATGTCTGTGTTTCTGAAAGCTCTAAAGCAAAATCCTTTAACCGTTCGATCTCTTCCGATGTTGCACCACTCTTGGCTTTCAATGAGTCCAAGGCTTTTTCAAACGATACAGAATTTTTAACACCTGCACCCATTGCGGCTGTAATGCCTGATGTTGCAATCGTGAGTGTATCTCCAAACTGTTTTACTCTGTCTCCTGCAGATTTGATTTTGTTTCCAGTATCTTCAACGCTTTTACCCCAAGCAATAATGCCTGTTGCGTTCTTCAACTGATTTTCAAAGTTGTAGAGTTCTGTCTCTGCTTCGTTTAGCTTTTGTTTCCACTCCTGCGTCTTTGTAGAATTTTCACCGTAAACACTCGCAGACTGTTGTACTTCATTAGAAAGAATCTTCACTTTCTCTCTAGCGTTCTCTACCTGTTCGCTGAGAATCTTTGTTGTCTGTGCGTTTTTCTCTTTCGTGTTTCCGTCTAGTTCAAATTTTGCTTTTACCTTGTCAAGTTCCGAAGCAAGTAGCTTTTCCTTCTGTGTAACTTGGTCAAGTGCATTTACGTTGACAAGTTGTTTATTCAAGTCAGCAAGTGCAGCTTCTGCTTTCTCGACACTCGCTTTTGTCTTTAAAGTTTCAGAATTGAAAATACCTAACTGGTCAACCTGCTTCTGATAATGATTTGTCAGTTCGGCAATGTACTTCTGTTGCACTTGAATCTGATCGCTTAGATTCTGTGCAGATTGAGTGTTATATCTCTGTGCATTATTTGTCTGCTCAAACTGGGCGGCAATTTTCTTCTGCTCTGATTGCAATGATTTTAACTGCGCCACTATGTCTTTTATCGCTTGTTTATAACTTTTCTCGCCATCTAACGATATTTGAGCACCTACGCTTGCTTTTGAAGCCATAAATTACCACCTTTCTATTTGATATTTGCAAATGCCATTGGATCCTTGCTTGACAGCTTATGAGTATTCTTTGGGTCTAGTAAGCCTTGGTCTATCTGATAGCATGTAATCATATCCATCATTTCTCCGTATGTTGTTATCAAGACTTCCTCTTTGGTCATGTTGAACTTTGACCGACCATAATAAATAAACCACGCAATGTTTAATTCAATCTTGCGTGGCTTTATGCCTTTTTTCCTTTACCTGCTTTTGCCTTGATTGCTTCGCCTTCGACTTCTCTTTTTGTTCCAATTGTAATAGCCTGCAGACATTCTTCAATCCATTTTGCCTGTTCGTCTACATCCATGAATGAAATTTCTTCGTCTGTTACATAGTCCTGCTGATATTGCTTGTTCATGAAATGAAGTCTATCTTCATAGTTTGCCTGCATCAGCTTGCCAATCTTGATATAAGTCTGCCATGCAGTATCGTTGTTGTCGTCTGAAATCAGCTTGTTCAGATTTGCAAGATTTCTGTTTTCACACAAATCTAGAATCTTTTCTCTTGCTCCAAGTCCGAATAAAAAATGTCTCTGCTTTCCGAATAATTCCATAATTTTCTTTTACCTTCTTTCTTTTTCTATGGTATTCACACCATACAGGAAAACTCATACAGGGAAGAAAAATAGAACCTGCATGAACTCTCCTGTATAGCGTGAATGAATCACGCTATTGTTTTTATTTTCCTCTTGATGATGAGTCTGATACTGCAATACCCAAGTATTTCTTGAGCGCTGTTTCGGCTTCTGCTTCTGTTGCAACTTCTTTTCCGAGCATCTGCCAGTTGTGGTTGGCATCGTCTGCTCTGAAAATGTCAGCTGTCAATTCCTGTGTCTGCCAGTCAATCTCATCTTCCTGAGTAGATGCATCTTCTCCAGGATACTGGAATCTGATTTTTGGATATACTACAGGCACGAATGATTCAACACCACCAGACAAGTATCTTACGATGTGACCATAGCCGAGATATGGAACGCTCAAATCATCTCCCATTCCAGTCCATCCATCTGCTCCTGCTTCTGGTGTGCCGAACATCAGCTTTCTTGTACTGTTCAAAAGACCGTCAATTGTCAATGTAATCTGACCTTCTGTGAACTTCTGAGGTGCAGATTCTGCAACACCGTTGTTAGCGTAGAAGTTATTTGCATCTCCTGTTGTGATTTCAACAGAAGCTGATACACCTCTTCCTGCTTCTTGACCGTTAGAGTATGTAACATTTCCACCTGTTGCGGAATAAAGTGCAATGTAAGGCTTGGAAAAACCAGTTAGGACTTTTCCTGCTTCTGTAAAAGTTACTTCCATTGTGATTTTCTCCTTTACTATTTCATGATTTTTTCTGTTTCTTTGTTGATCTCTTCTTGCATAGATTCAAGTGCTTCTTTTCTAACTCTTCTGATTGCTCTGCCTTCATAGTCATTCTTCCGTCTGAAAGAAGTGCCATGCAGCACACTTCGTGCAATCATTACATTTGGCTGTCCTCTTCGGTAGTTATCCGTTACCATTTTGTTATATCCATGATAACCGGTTTTAACATCGAGTGTACCGCCACTTTTTAACTGCATGTGGGAAATACCCATACCATGCATCAAACCGTACTTCTGTATTGGTGTAATGGTATTTATCATGTGTGTAGAAGAACCGTGTTCATTGATTGCTGTTGGCAATTTCTGAATTTCTTTTTCGATTTCATTCGCAATAATTTCAGCACAAGGGAAGATTGCTCGCCCACACATCTTGTATGTGTTTGCTCCGAGTTCTTCTAGTTTTTTAATATACTTTTTTGCGTATGGATCTACTTTGAACTTTGGCATTACACTACCCAGAACTCCCATTCGTAATGAATAAGATTTGTTTCATCTTCGTATTGAACACTTGACAGATTCCAGCCGATTCTTGGGCTTGCAGTCAAAGCAGCTTGAATATCGTCAATCGTCTTGTGATATTCCGTCTTTGTAAAAAAATCAATTGTTCCATGAATAATCTGTTCCTGTTTGCCATTGTTAGCATCAAAAGAATTATCTTCTGCATCTTCCGACCATAGAATACAGTCTGTAATGTCTGATGGTCTTGCGTAATGATAGACTTTCTTGCTGACTGCTGTCAAAGTATTTCTGACAATCTTCAATTTAGTTGAAATTGGTATCATAATTCTTATCCAGCCTTTCTAGTTGAATGTCGTACACTCTGAAACCGTCATTATTTGTGGTTAACTGAACCATAGTGATTCTGTACTGATCTTCCACATTGCCTGCGTGAAAATCGTGAATCAATGCGTATTGTTTAACCCTTGGTCTTGCATGCCCCATGGCAGGAATCCTCACAAGCATGTCAACCTGTGAGGAAACACCTTGAGCTGCATAGTAACGATTAATACCGACTTCTCGCTCAATATATCCACTTTTATAAACGGATTCGAGCTTGTAGTTTGGCATGTCGCCTTCTTCCGCAGAATTTACAAGATTGCAGATTTGAATTGTTCCATCGTTATAAATTTCACTCATTTGTCTCTGTCACTTTCTTGAAAATACGCATGTTCAAACGTTTCTGCATTCCTTTTCCCATTGCTTCTTCACTGTGCATTCTGTTATACAAACCTAATGCATAGTTGAAAAGAAAATTAATGTCGGATTCTTTCGTAGTATCTAAATCAGCACCCTGCAAAATAATTTCTTCCTTTGCTGTGTTAATGCAAGAAGTAAGAATATCTATAACATCTTGAGATGGATCCTCAGGATACCCTAAAGCCACCTCAAGAAGTCTCAATACTGTATCCATCTATCCACCTCAATCAATTATTATTTGCCTTGGTTTGCCTTATCAGATGCAAATGGATGCGCTGTATCAATCGTACCTGTTGGTGCTGTTGCTGTTAAGGACATAGCAACGAATGCATCTTCGAATGTTGGCTTGCCATCGTAACGAGATGTGTACTTGAATACTGTCTGATCTTCAACAAACTTGCAGTCTGTGGAAACTGCTAATTGTTCTCCTCTACGTCTAACCATTGTGTATCTCTTCAAATAACCACCAAGGATTTCTCCATCTGGTACGAAGTCGAGAATTTCAACTGCACCACCGACTAATGGCATAATCTTTGTTTCGGAGATACCTGTCTGACCGTTTGCGACAACAACTGCATTTGCGTTGAAATCAACAGCTTCTGCCATCAAGTCATAGTATGTTGAAGTATTGCAAACCCAAACGAGATCACCGAAAGCATGACCTAAACTGCCGACAGCCTTCATAATCTTTGCAAATAATGCTTTGCCTGTTCCACCTGTTGCAACCTTTGTGATGTTCTTTGAGAAGCCAGTAGGCATCTTTGTACCTGTACCATAGACAATAGCCTTGTCGATTGCGTATCCGCCTGCCTTTCCTAACTGATAGAAAATTTCATCTGCAAGGTCAATGTCGGAATCTTCAAGTAATGCATTGCATACGATAACGTAAGCGCCAACCTTGAATCCGTCAAATTCAATCTGTGTGAATGAAAGATTAACTTCATTCAGTGTTGCACATGCTTCTGTCCATACTGCTTCTGGAATATCGCCTGCAATTGTCTGTCTGCCCTTGCCTGGAATATCCATGACATTTACGTGCTTTAACAGTTTTGAATACTGTTCTGTTTCAGAGCGTAGCATTGGCATAGCAATTTCAGGAATCAACAATTCTGCTCCTGTAATGCTTCTCTTTTCCTTGATAGCTGTTCTGATGTTAGCTAAAAATTTCTTAGTGTCTTCTCTTTCAATGAACTCTTTACGTTCAGAAGCACTCATTCTCTGTAAGAATCTTGTTTTCATGTTCTTGTAAGAACTCCTTTCCTCTGTTTTTGGTTCTTCTTTTACTGGCTCCTGTGCTGGTGCCTTTGGTTCCTGTTGAGCTTCTGCTTCTGCTAGTTCCTTTTCATAACCAGAGATTTCGTCACTCAATGTCTGTTTTTCTTTTTCGTGTTCTGCCTTGTCCTCATCGAATTTAGCAATAGACGCTTCAACTGCTTCTCTTTCTTCGGCAGTTGTTTCTTCATTCACTTCTTCAAAAGCACTTCTGATTTCCTGTTCTCTTTTATCAAAATCAGCATCCTTTTTTCTTAGGTCTTCAAGTGCTTTAGTTGCCTTGTCGATTTTAGATCTGAGCAATAATGTTTTAAGCATTCTGTTCGCTCCTTTCCTTCAACCACTCATGAGCATCTGCAAGTTTTTGTTTCCATGCTTCTGTTTTTCTTTTTTGGATTGTCTTGGCATCTTCCTTTCTTGCTGATACTTCCGTAGTTTCATACGCTGGGAATGTACATACTGACACTTCAAACAGATTCACTTCCTTTATTTTCCAGTGAATGTCACCGTTGTCTCGGAACTCGGTTTCCTCTTCAACGATTTCAAATCCGAAGGAACACTGGTTCACATCTCTACGCTTTACACGTTCATAGATGTTTCGAGCATCTTGGTCTTTCGGATTGATCGAGATGCTACCCCACAAGCCATGAGCGTCAACTCTCAGCGTGAGTGTGCCTGCCTTTGTCCTTCCTAGAACTAAGTTAGTGTTATGGTCTATCAGTGCTCTAATGTCACCGCCTAGCGTCTTGTCAAATGCATGAGGATCTATTTCTTCACTCATGCCATATCCCATATCGTAATTCTGGTTAAATACTGAGAAATAACCTTCAATCTTCATTTCTTCATCATCTTCTCTGACTTGGAAATTCTGATCTATTGTTCTCATTTCACGTTTAGTCATCTTCTGCTCCTTTGCTTTGAACTAATTTCTTCTGCATGCCTGTCATATCAACAGGAATATAGTTTTCTAAAACTTTGTATTCATTCAGTCCGTCAACTGGAGAAAGTCCAATCTTGTCTCTTACTTCGTTTCCATTCACATCTCCTCTGTCCTGTAACTGTGTGTAGACAGAAGCAACTGTTGAAATGTCGTAATCAAGCAATGAAAGAAAGTTGAATCTCAAATACCATTCCTTCTTGTAAATTAGCTTGCGTGTCATTTCCTGCTGAATACTGATTGCAAGTGGTCTGATCTTCTGCTGAACAAAGTTATTCCATTCTTTCTGATTGTATGTTCCAACTCCTAGAACAAAAGGTGGTACTCCTAGAAGAGATGCTACCTTTTTTGTATCCAGTTCCACGGAATCGTTTAATGCGATATCTGACAGTGATAACGGTCTAACTTCTTTCACATCAATCTGATCTGCAGGAATTACCCATGGAGAACCGATATCATCCATTTCTACAAACTCTGAAAGCAGTTTCTTTCTGCCTTCCTTTGTTGCAAATGTGTCTACCATTCCATCTGCCTTGATAATCAGTGACGGTCTCCAATTTGATTTCATATACGCCTGTTCTGTTGTCTGTGCCTGTTTCAGACAGTCGGCAACTTCTTTCAGACTTGATGTTATGCCTTTGCCTTTCCATGGAAACTGCTTGTCTGGATTGTAGACAAAATGCAGAACATCATCTGGACTATACGTCACACCGTCAATTGAAATCGTGTAATCGTATCCTGTCACATCTTGGTTGATACTGAATCTTCCTGTCGGTACAATCTGCAGATCGTCAATGTACCCATTCTTTGTTATTGGTCTGACAATCGCATTCCCAGATCCATACAGAAGCATGTTCATAACAATCATTTCCATCCATTGAGAACGATTCATTCTCTTTGAAGGATGAATGTCAAACTGTCGTGACAGTTCGTTTTCGATTCTCTGATCTCCGTCTTTTGTATTAGCCATCAAGTGAATCGTCATAGAACCTATCAATTCTGCTATCTTTCTGCACCCTGATACGATTGCTGGTATCTCATCCAGTTTTGTATAACCGTTGATAACAAGCATGTCATATGCCTGTTGGCTGCATAAAAAGCTCGATGTCTTCCCTGCTTGGGAAGTATCTCTTAGCTTGTATTTCCTTTTCTTGTTTTTGCTCATTTTTTAATCTCCCCACCAGTCTGAAGCCTTCTTATTTTTCTCTAAGTTGTTCAAATATCTGACACAAGCGAAAACAGAAGCATCAAACAAGTCCATACGTGACTTGTCGTTCATCTTCTGATACTGCACCATGTCGTCTGTTTTCTCGATTGCCTGAACATTGCTGACGCAGTATTCATAGGCATCTGAATGCAAGTAATAAAACTTGCCATCCTTTACGGACTTTTCTATATGTCTGAATCCTTCGGATTTCACATAGTAATACTGTGGCTGGTCTACAACATTCAGTCTGTGCGCTGTTGCTTCCATGTAGAACTCTCTTGCAAACTTTCTATCCTGTCCAATCTGTACAATCTTGAAACCTTTCTTCTTCATTTCAAGAAACCAGTTAACTGGGTCTGAAACGTTGACAGTTGGAGAATTGCACATTGTCAGCCATCCATCTTCCTTCCAACCGAATAACGGAATGGAATCTTCCTCGGCTTTTCTTGTTGCCTGTACAATCGGAAAGAAACCGTGTGTGATAACAATATCAACATCTTCCTTGTCGTAATGTCCGAACAATGCACACGCAGTCAAGTCATACATTCTTGACAAGTCCACACCACCAAACCACTTGATCGGCATCTTTGCCAGTTCATCAAGTGTCCACGAATATTTTCTGTCACTCTGTTGAAACTCCACAATGTCGAACCATGCTTTCATTGCAGAAGTGTATATATTCAAAGAACGTGACAGAAAGTCTTTTCTTTGTTGTGGATCGTTTTGTGCATCTAATGCTTCTTGCAGAATATCGGCTGGTCGAATAGTTACTCCATACCCCGGATTGGCTTTTTGAATCTGAATCGGATTTGTATAGTCAACATCTCCATTCTTTGCTTCGTCTGCTTTTGCAATAAATACGAACATTGAATCATTCTTGACTACACCATTTACGATTTTTTCTCCAAGCTCCATTCTTCGATAACCGAAAGAGTTCATATCATCGCCTGCTGTGGTAATACCAATCATCAGCTTATTTGTGTATGCTTTCATTGCTTCTTTGAATCTGTTGTACTGTGCAGGTGCTTTGTAAGCTGCTACTTCATCAGCAATTGCAAAGTTACAGTTAAAAGAATCCTGTTTATCTGGATTACTTGGCATTGCAACAATCTTGATACTTCCATCAGGTGTTCCGTCTGATTTGTAGAACTTGTAAGAAATACTGTGTTCAAAAGAGTTGTTTGCAATTCTGCAATTAGGATCTTTGTCTAATCCTTTGAATCTGAAATTGAACTCCAAGAAGTCGAACGCTTCCATTGCCTGTTTCAGTGCAGCCGCAACGATATAACATGTTGAACCGCTATGTCTCTGAATAATAGAAACTGCAAATGCAAGCGCAGCAATCAAACTTGTTTTGCCATTCTTTCTTGCAATGATAATGATTGCTTCTTTATATCTGCGCTCATTCTCTTTGTCTGTATAGTAGAACCCTAACAAGTTGTAGATAATGAATACTTGGAATGGCTGTAAGATAAAAGGTTTTCCCTGCAAAGGATTCCCGTCTAGATCTTCGCCTTGCTTGTGTACTAGAACTTTTTCCATGATTGTCATGGCTAGTTCTGCGTCATGCTTTCTCAGTTCAATATCGCTTCTCTTTAAGTCTTCGTTCCATCTTTTACATGCGTTGATAATTTCATTGCTCGCAATCTTTGTTCCTGAAACAACATCGTCAACATATTGCTGTGCAATTTTTAAATAGTCTTTTCTTTTTCCTGCCATTACAAGTCTGCTAGTATTTCGCTCAAAGAAGTCTGTTTCTTGATAGTTGTAGATTTCTCGTTTACTTTCTTGAACCCTGCAGGAGTTAAGCCAAGGTCTCGCCAGTATTGAAGTGAATCTCTGTCTAATTCATTGATAATCATCAGCAATGGATTTCTAACAAGGTTAGTTGCACCGCCTTTGTTGGTGTACTCCATAACAGGCTTTGAGCCTTCATCTTCATACTGCTTTCTTGCTCTGTCTCTATCTTCGAGCTTCTTTGCAAGTGTCTCTATCGTAGAATCAAAGAATGGTTCGTATGTTCCTGCGTCAACGCACGCTTGTTTGATTTTCTTTTTCCACTTTGTCGCAGTTGCCATTCTTTAACCCCCTTTCAATATTTCTTCTTTTTAAAATGGTGGAACTGTGTTTTTCTTTCCACATCATCCACCTGTGCTTTTATCAGTGCATATGGTGCATCGAAATCAATATTGTTTTTAGCCGCTGTTCTTCGTGCCAGCTCTATTCCCTCGTGTGTCAAACATGTTCCTCTCCACGTCTTGTTGTGTAGCTTCTCATGTGTTTCACGTGAAACTGATATCAGATTCCATTTCTCCCACTGCCACTGTGGAAACAGATCTCTTGGGAAAATGTGGTGTACCATTCTGGCATCAACAACAACAGGAGAATATCTAGCTCTAACTTGGTCAGTGTACAAATCCCTTGCCAACACGCTCTTTCGTATTCTCTGCCATCTTGCACTCTTATAGAACTTATCTTCTTTTTCCATACAAAAAAATAGAACAATGTCACTCTTTCATTGTTCTTCACTGTAATACTAACACACTATTAAAGTGGACTGAAATGGACTTGGTGGACTAAGTAGGACAAAATTTTGTTGACTATATTGTTATAGCGATATATAATATATTTATGGAGAAAAAATATGTCAGAAGAAGAAAAGAAAAACAATATAAAAGAATATCAGAAACAGTATCAAAACTCTTATCAAAAAGCTAACACAAAAAAAGTTGGGCTGATTCTGAACAAAAAAACAGATGCGGAACTGATAGCCTTCTTAGAAACAAAAAACAATAAAGCAGGCTATATCAAAGAACTCATCTATAAGGATATGCAGGAAACAATCTCAAAAAAATTGAACGGATGAAAATCCGTTTTTTTTGTCTCCCCTATTGTATACCCCTCTCTCCCCTAAACCCTCTGTGGATATAAAAGCCCACCCACGAGGAGTAGCCGGCTTGGGGCGCCGGCTTTTTTGGGGGTGGGTGGGTTGATTTTTTGGGTTTTTAAATTTTCATTTTTTGCTTTTTTCTTTTTTGGTTAGTTGGTTTGTGTTTGTTCCTGTTGTTATAGTGCATGATCTAACATATAAAAAAAGTTGGATCCATTCCAACTTTTACCACCTAACAAATAGAAATAAAAAAAAGAAACGCTAGCTTTAAGCTGCTAACGTTCTTCCGCTTTGTCTGTATTGATTCATTGCTTCACGTGCTTCTAATATTTGTTTAGTTGGGTTATCTAGTAAGTTCTTTACTTTCTCAATTGTTCCATTAAAGCCGTTGCTAATTAGATCTTTTACACCTGTTAAACTTGAATACCCGCCACCAATACGCAAACCACTAGACAATTCATTAATATGGTAAAAGAATTAGGCTACCATCTTCTGAAAAATGAAGATCTACAGAAGAGCCAGAAGAAGAAACAGCCGGCACTGTTTCTTCCTTTGTTTCTTTTTTTGCTTCAACGTCAATTGCTGATTCTTTGTTGATCGCTTTTTCAGCTGCTGCCTTTTCTTCCATTGCCTTAATTGCTTCTTGCAATGCTTCATCATAACGCTTTGGAAGTTTAAGCGCCTTAGCTTCTTTGACAGCTTGCTGCCATGTAATTGTTGGTACTTCTACAATGCTTAAAGGATCGCCATCTGTTTGCTTTATTTCAAATACTGAAACTACTTTATAACCCTTTACAACGTTCTTGTGTTCGTTGTCGTATTCTTCCATTGCTTCTATGTCTTGTGCTGTTGCTGGCACTGTTTCATTGCTTTGGAATCTTCCATAAGTGACAGGCGCATAGATCTTTAGTGACTTCTCACCTTTTTTAACTTGACGATGGAGTTTCTTCCATGTTGTATAGCTCGCTACTTTTTGCGGTAACATACCGCGTTGGATACATTGAATAAAAATCAACCATTTATTATAGTCGCTGTATTCTGTAAATAACCTAGATACTTCTAGAAAATGCTTAAATTGTTGTGGATCCATCATCATAGCCATGTTATCAGCTTCCATTGCTGCTACTTCCTTTTTAGCTTGTAATGCTTTTTCTTTAAAAGCGTCTTTCTGTTCTTGTGTAAATTCTCTTTTCATATTTTTTTGTTCTCCTTTTGTTGTATTTCTTTATATGCTTATTATGTTATATCGCTTTAATATGAAAATCAAGTACTTTTTGAAAAATTTTTTAAATATCTAATATATCGCATAAATACGCTATATATTTATATTTTTTCATGCAAAAACGAAAGCTTTTTAAGTTTGTTATTGACTTATTTATTATATCGCTTTAATATGTAAATACAAAAACAGAAAGGAAGAAAAAACATGAGTGAACTTGAAAAGCTATTCAAAGAACTAAATGAGCAGCTATTAAGTTCCAACGCTGAAAAGTTGGAACAGATCAAAGAGATCCAGAAGAAAGGAAGTAATACAAAATGAAAGACGTTTATCAGTACATTTTAGAGAAGTTAGATCTATATGATGTTATGGATTGTTGTGAAGTTTGTGAAGATCCAGAACAGAAGATTTTAAAAGAATATGAAAGGATTAAAAATAATCCTGAAGAGATGAAAAAAATGATGGATTATTTGAATTTAGAATAATAAGAAAAAAAGCGGTTTATTCCGCTTTTTCTTTTTTCCATTCTTTATAAATTTTCCTGGCAGCGTCTCCACTTTTTTTGTACAGTTGTATGTTTGTTTCGTTCCAGGTTAACCCTTTTAAAAAATGAAGTTCTAGAACAACAGCTGTCAATGGATCTAATAAAATAAGTTCATTTTCGATTTTTTCCTTTAGTTCATGCAAGTTTTTTTCTTTTTCTTCTTTTTGCTTTTTGTACTTGTCTATTCTGTAAAGCGCCGAACTCGTTGGATCGCTCGGATCATTTGATAAACCACCACTCATGTTAGGACTTTTTACTGGATAATATGCAGCATTGATCGCCCTCTCGATATCAGATATCTCTTTTTGCAATCCCAGAAAAGCCTTTAAGTCATAGCTAGTTAAGCTATTCATATATTCATTTTTTATTTTTTTTTGTGAAGCCAAAACACTATTTTGTGAAGTCAAAACGTCATTTTCTCGTG